ATTGCTTCAAAGTAGTTAATTTCTTATAGCGTCTTCGCAATAAGACGCTATAGGAAGTTAACTAGTATAAGGAGCTATAATTATGAATCCCGAAATAATTGTAACCGTAAAAAGTGTATATGGTTTAAATAAATGTTATCCCGTATGCGATCAAGCTAAAACGTTAGCGAAATTAGCGCGAACAACTACACTTACCCATCATTCAATAGAAACTATTCGCAGTTTAGGATTTATAATAAAAACTGTTAGCCCAGATATGGAAAAATTATTATCAACAATTGAATAATTGGACGGTCTTGATATTGGCGCATGGTATACTTTAATCAAAGTATGCTATGCAATTTTTTGAAAATGAAAAATCAACAAAAGATTGTAAAAATATGCTCGAAAAATTAAAGTAATTTAATTTAGAAATATTCTAAACAGTGTAAACATTGTTTGAGTATTTCTTTTTTTTTATTTAAGTTAATTTAGTTAACAATTGGCGTATTTTTATGCGCCAATTTTGTGATTCTATCAATAAATTTATTGTACATTCGTACAATTATGCTATAAATATTTGCTGGTTATTGCGAAACACTAGGCAATGATGCGCCAAATTTCCGAAACAGTAAAAATTAGATTTGAATTTTGCGGTAAATGTTTTGGGCCAGTTGATGAAACCCAATCATGTAGGAGCTAATTAGATGTCTTTGATCACGATAGAACTAACATTAGATGTCAGTAATATTAATAATCCACAAAACGGGCTTGAGGTTGCAAAAATACTAAAAAAATTGGCAAATGATATTGAGTATAATTTACAGCCGATACAAAAAATCATTGATAATAATGAACATGTTGTAGGGATAATGATGTATTACCCTGGCATTCATCTTGATAAATTAAACTTCTAAATAAAAACCCCCTCACCGATTAGTAGTCGGACTTCAGAGGGGGTACTTATTTTGCATAAGGAGCTAATAAGTATTCTTAATATAACACAACATTCCAAACAATTTCACATCTTTTTTTCTTATTTTTACTTGCCGAATAAATACTTAAACATATAATTTAACATTTAATAACCAGTTAAGGTTTTTAATTGATAATAATATGTTTAATGATTAATCGGAGCGCAACATTTTGAATAATAAAGAAAAAAGATTGCGGCGCTGTATTGCTTCAGTTAAATTAAATAAAAATAATTCTTGGAAAAATCAGGTTATTGCTACCGGGAAATTAATTCATCGTTCCGAGTGGACGATTTACGCTTGGTTATCCCCTGGTAGGGAAATCCCCGATGCATTACTAGAATTATTGGAATTAAAATTAGGATTAAAAGAGCCATAAAAATCAGCAACAATAGGCAAATCAAATACCTTATTAACCCATCCAGGTATTTCAATATTTGGCAAACGTTTATCTGAATTAACTTTTTCCCAATTGGTCTCAAGTTTCTTGCCTAATCTTATTCCCAATTGTTTTAAATAAAATTCTCGGTTTGGCGTATCAACCGGCACTATATATAGATCATCTTTTTCCAGATAAAACCGATTGAATTCTCGCCATGAATCAAGAAATACACCATCGTCCCGCGTTCGAGATATCCAAGTTTGATAAACTTCTAATGGATTACGTATAGGACAAATAATTGGATTGGCATCATTCCATTTACCAAGAAAATGGACAAATATTACATCTTTAAAGCCATTTTCTTTTAATAATTTCTGTAAAAAATGTGTACCAGAATGTTGAACTGATCTAATTACTATTCTATCTTGCTCGTCCATTATCCCGTTTTAGTCCAAGTAACTGTTGTAGTAGTTGCATCTGTCCAAGTAGCGCTAGTTTTGGATGAATCTGTCCAGATTAATGTTGAACCTGTTGAGTCATACCAACTACCATATAAAACGATATGATATCCAACATGCGCATTTTCGGCTTGTACAGTACCAGAACCAAAAACACTCTTACCACCGATGCCAATTGTTGTTGCATTTGAGGCAGTAATTGCACCCGAACCGATAACATATTTAGATGCTGCTGTTGTAACTGTAGCTGGTTCAGCTTGCGGATTGCCATAACCGGCCACTACCCCGCTAACACTACCACCTAAAGTTTGTGTGGTAGCTGGTTCAGCTTGCGGCGTCCCTGAACCTGTAATTATATGCAACATTGTCACGAGTACAGTTGCCGATTCAGCTTGAGGTGAACCCGAACCCGTTCTAAAAGACGTTAATGCTGTTGTACTTGTCGCTGGCAATGCCCATGGAGCCATAATCCACCATGAACTATTAAACCAATCGTTATTTGTTACGAATGGCATTAACCAAGCACGAGTGGAACCGTCAATATTAATTTGACGTATACCGCTTCCTGAAGCGGTTGCATTTTCAGCTTGCGGAGAACCACTACCTAACCAAACTAAGGCACCCACACCTGTTGCTGTTGCATTTTCGGCTTGCGGTGTACCTGAACCTGTTTCAGTTGCACCACTTAAAGCATGTTTAGCTGAAAAACCTTTATAAGTTTCTCTGGGTATTCCAGTTAAACCCAAACGGCTTTTAGCATTACCAACAAATATTGCGGTTATGCTGGCATTTTGTGCCGTTACAGCACCACTACCCGTAATTGTTGAATAAGCTAAATAAGGATGTACGGGTACGCCAATTAAACCTAATCGACTATTACCCCGATATCGGTGTTTCGGCTGAAAAGCTAAATAACGTTGCCGACCTACGCCGATTAAACCTAACCGGCTAACGGTCATGTTAAACCCTCATATTATTGACAAGCAGTATAAGTAAAACTTGTAATAGAAACTGTATCACCTGCACCAATAGAAACACTACTTAATTCAATATCACCACCACCACCTGTTGCAGTAACAGTACCACGGAAGACTTCGGCATTATCCTTATCCTGGAATTTAAATAATGCTGCGGTTCCCCCTGTTGCACTTGAATCATTTGTAATAGCGGCGGCGGTAATAACGCCACTAGATGCTGCGCCAAATGCAGTAGCGGACAATGCAAGTGTTGCCACTTCAACATCCCCACTGGTCATAATGACTAAATCCCCATTAGCATCTGTTGTACCAGTATTGACGGCGCTATCGACACTATCAGCAAAAGTATTACGCAATGATGTTATGTGTGTTATTGCCATAGATATAATTCCTATCTTGTTCAGATAAACTGTCTAATATTTCTTTAGGTAATTTTTCAGGATTATCAATTTTTGGATTGCCGTTTTTATCACGAACAATCCCATATCCTTTCATTTTTCCAGGTAAAGATTTAACTGATTGCATAGGTATCACCACTAACCGGGGCAGTTGTCAAAGCGGTGACAGTTAAATTACCACTACCATCGGTTGCAGTAATATCTGTTGATTGACCTTGTAACGCGGTTGTCGTGGTATTAGCAGCAAATGTAATAATCCTACCATTGAATTTGTCTGTAGATGTGGTAAGCCCTGATACAATATTGGTTGTCGTAGAACTGGCACCACAAGTGCCTATAATTAAACAGTTTGCACCCCTGGAAAGACTCGTAGCGGCTTGAGTCAATGAATTGATTTGAATAACATCGACTTGTTGATAATCGGTACTAAACCATGAATCATAAATATTAGCTGGCACTATCATAATATCTTTAAAGACAGGTAAACAAATACTTGAATCCTGAACTACTACTGTAGCCATACCTAATGTACCTGTATCAGAAGTTGATAAACTTAAATCATACCAACCATCTGCACCTGTTATTGCGGCCCATGTATTTGAACTAATATCAGTTGTTGCTGCACCGTCATGTTTTAATATTTCTGCCTGATCTGCGGCACCTAGGGTAATCCCCGTTTCTGGGGTCACACCATCGACCGAATCAACGAATGGCCCGCATCTTAATTTAACTGCGGTAGATTGTTTAATAAAGTGCATTATGATTTACCCATTATTTAAAGCAATGAGATGATTACTAAAAAGCGCTATAGAACTACTGGTAGGATTGCTTTTTAACCAGAAACAATGATAGGTATCACCTGTGTTATTAACATTGGCATTACCGCCTACTTGAACTGTTTCTGAACTAAAACCTTGAATTCGATCAACCGATGGAACACCTAAAACGGTTTGTGATGCATCACCAGTATTCGCGCCTTCAGCTCGCCAATAAGTACTGTGTGCTGTAGTAGAGCAATCTATGAGTGCAAAATCGGGAGTATTACCTTGATTGTTTGGATCAACATCAACATTAGTATTGTCAGTTGAATTACCAGTATATGAAACACTATCAATAAATCCCGAAACCGGCCCAAACGCGACAAAATAATAAGTGGTACCACTTGTATTTAAATTTGTTCCTACTACAAATGTTCCGGCTGTTGTGCTTATATCTGTAATATATCCAGCAGCAGGAGCACCCGACCCAAAATAAGCACTAGAATCAGTAGCACCACCCATACTAAGCGAGTGCCAATAAGCTGTCGTAGCGGCATTTTCAAAAACCCAAACGCATTCTAAATTAGCTAATCCAGTTGCTTTACTTTGCGATGCAGTACCATCACCTGTATAACTTCCTACAGTAAAATCACCTGCACCATCATCATAAATTGCAATATAACCAAATGTACTTCCAGATTGATTGGCATCTAAATCCGCGCCAACATCAAAAGAACCGGCATTTAATGCCGTTATAGCAGTTGTGGAAGTTGCAGCATGAATAATACGTTGACTATTGCTCATACCAGTCATACGATATTGCGTATTACGATCTAGCGTTTGGTCTTCTGTCCAAACAAAATTCGGGGTACCTGTTATTGTAGATAAATTAACTGTTTGACTCGTGCCGTTGCCGACATAAGTACTAGATTCAAAGATCATAATATTCCGATTAAGGTGATTTCATTAAAACGGCACCTTCGAGATTGCCGAGTGATAAAGATGTAATACCCGCTCCCCTGGTTCCATCGGTAGCTAATTCGTAATAAGTTCCACCAAGACTAACGGATGCTGAATTATTGCCAATAGTTGTATAACTTCCTGTAGCGGGGAATGCAGCTATAACTAATGCATTTGTAAATTCACGACCAATGACAATCATATTTGTCCAAGTCGTTTGTTGGAAAAAACGATTTGTATTCGGTGTACCCCAATAATCATTTGTTGCCCTGGTTATTGGCGTACCAATATCTACCGCTAGCATTTCCATCCAATGTGTTGCAGTAATATCGGGATAAGTTGTGCCGCCGTAATTACCCGCACCACCTAAATGCGCAAATAAATAAGCATTGTCATGCTGCATACAATACAAAGCAGCAACCATGAAACCGAAATAACGCGATGGCGCAATATAAGTAATATACTGCGACGTATTAGTGCGATAAGTTGTTTCTGCTCGTAACCAATATTTACGAGTACCAGCTTCCATTTCGGTATAAGCTTCTACCATGCGACCAATACGACCATTACCACCAGAATAACCAGTAGCCGTATCGATAAAGTACTCAATACATAAATGAGGAAGTGAACTTATGTAAGTGCCGTATAAATTAGTGAAACGATTAAAAACAAAATCCAATTCAGCAGCATTAGCAACAGTAAAAAAACCTGAATTTCCTGTATAGGCTTTAAGCGCGGTAATAATGTCATCGTTCATTGAAACCATATCTGAACGAACTTGACCATAAACAGCAGTCTTAATAGTTGTATGAGGGTCTACTAAACTACCCCCCTGTCCGGTATACCAATTTAAATAATCTACTGTGTTTTCTAAAAATGAATCCCAATTAGCAGTTGTTACGTCAAAATCATCCGCTAATCCATCATAACTATCTAAGAATAATGAATGCGCATAAATCGGTTGCCCTGGTACAGTTATTACCTGTTTTAACCAGTCAATATAGGCTAATCGGAAATTTGCACTTAAAGGATTAATGGTTGATCTTGGTACGCGGCTTGAATAAGATCGACTTGCCCATGAACTGCCTACATCACTAACAGTCATTTGAGTAGCAGAATCAATACTAACTATTGTTGAAGTGAATAAAGTTGTACCACCTGATACTGCATCAATAGTTAATCCTGGTTTAAATCCATCTGAAATAAAATTACCAGTACCATAGATAATGGTATTAGTTGAACTTGCTGTAGTAGAACCTGTTTGTGTAGTCGCCCATCGGCATACTACTCGTGAATCGGTTCTTTGCGGCGAAGTTCCACCACCCCACCCTTTTACATTAATGACTTGAGATGTATTTACCCTTACATCTGTATCATAGTAATAATGCATATAGGCATCTTCAGGGTCTAAACTATGCGAAGTAAACCAATTTTCAATAAACGATGCCATTGCGCCATAAAAAATAGAATGATATGGCACATACTTTTGAAAACCTGCATTGGGATTTACAGAGGTAACTGTGTTATAAGTATCTACATCAAAAAAATCAAAACCGGCTGTATTCGGCCAAACGCCTTTACTTCCTACAATCCAATCATGCCGTGAACCGGCCCATGTAAATGCGGTTACTGCGGAAGCTGAATCGTCAATTCTAATGTAATCTAATCCAAAACTTCTAAACCAACTATGCATTTGAGATGTAGGGGTAGTACTCGTACCACCCCCACCACCTGCACTAGATTGTATAACTAATCCTGACGTGCCGGTGTTTTCGGCAACATTCTCACCTACATTTTCACCGATACCCATTACGTACCGTTATATTGTGCGGAAGCATGACCCCCGGTAATAAAAATTAATCCATTTTCATCCCATAAAGTACCAATATTATCTTTAATATTTAAAATACCTGTTTTACATTGTGTACGACTTGTTACGCTAGGTGTCCATTTATACCAACCACCAGCAAAAGTAGTTTCTGTACATTCTGTACCAATATTAATAGCAGCGGCACCGTCTTGGCTAAGTTTCACGTCAGCCGCATCAAATACGACCCCCGTTACTGCTACACCACTTAAAGTTAATTTGAAATAGATAGGGTTAATACTGCCATATTTTGTAAGTTGCATTTTTTCCAGGCATAAAAAAACCCGCCTTTCGGCGGGTTAATATCATTCACACAAATAGGAGTTCAACGTGATTAATATTTACGGGGATAAATATATCAAGTCTAAAAGAAGTATAATTGTAATTTGTACAATATCAAGCAATTCTTATATTTAATTTACCTGCAAGATAAATATGCGCCTCTTGAAGCATGTAGGCGTATTTACGCGGTTTAAATCCTAATTTATTGGATGCCTGCGTGTGACTTAATGAATCAACATATTTTGATTTGATAGCATCCTGCCAAATTTCCGGCATAGAATTAATAGCTCGATCGACTTCATTATCTTTTAAGTGTGGCATGTAATTTAAAACAGTTGCTTTAGGAGGATTAGAACGTCCGGCACCAGAACCATATAACATCATTTTAGATTCCATTGTTTCCCCTGGATACCCCAAACCATAAATAGGTAATGTTATATAATTCGCCCATGACATTAATCGTACCTGAAGTATTTTCATACCCCGTTTGTATTCTCTGAACGATCCAGAATTTCTTTTATTTCGTTTATGCTCGTTACCCAACCGGAAACCCCATTATTTTTTTGTACAAGTTCAAGAAAATCTAATTGCTTTAATGACGGTACACATCCGGGTAATTTAATCTCAATTGCTAATATTTTGCCATTTGTTAACTGTCCAATTATATCTGATTCCCCTGGTATACCTATACGAACCCAACCACCTTGTTTTGTTTTAACAATACCAGTTGTATTAATTCTTGCCCAAGCAACATTTGGATGAAATCTTAAATATTTTAATACATCTTTCTGTAATTCACCTTCGCGCATCCAAAAATACTTCCTGTATTGTTTGCGCGAGTAAATTTAATTCTGTTCCATATAACATTTCAAATGCTTTTTTACCGGCATGAATAGCCACTCCATATCCACCATTAGTATGATGTAATGGGCAAAGTGGTATTGTAAAATAATTGCTTGCTCGTTGACTTGCGCCCTGGCCGGTACGAATATGATGTATTACAGCGGGTGAATCATAAATACCCAAAACATTACGACAAATAATACAACCAAGTTGTGCAACCGCATCCAAATATTCTTTTTCTGGAATACTTGTCATCCTTGTCTCCTTGCTGCATTAATACTGCGCCAAACATCACAAGTCAATTCCGCTCGTTTCCTTTTCGCTGCTATTATTTCTTTTTCCATGACTGCATTTTCATATTCATCTATTTTATCTTTATATTCTTGGCTAGTTTGTGCAATGCTATCGCGTTCAGCAATAGTGCCTGTTGCGTCTAAAAATGCTTGTGAACGAGCAACCTTAATTCGATATTCTAATGCTTTACAACGTCCAACTAATTCACCGTAAATGTCGTCGGTTTGTGCAAGATAATTTATTGCTCGTTCTACTTGTAACTGTGTTATTTCTGACACTAGGTAATTTGACCGATTTAAAATTACTGATATCAATGTCATTACGTGATGACCACGTAAAATCATCAGTGCTAATATGGCAAATATAAATTTCGCCAAAATTATTTTTTAAATCATTTAGAAAAGGTAATAATTCAGCGGGGATTTCGCAGTGCTTCATATTCAATCTCAAATCTTTTACAATCTTCAATAAATTCTAAATATATTTCACGATAACTTAAACCATATCTAATATTTGATAAGGTATTATTACTAATTTCTTTACCAATAATTTCACAAATCTTTTTGCGCGAAAAATTTGTAGATCGTAATAAATTTAAAATTAAATATGCTTCATTATCGGTTAGCAATCGCTGTTTATGCTGCCTGATCATAATTGGTAAATTTGATTCTCTAAATACATGGCAAAGGCATAAATAAAAAATATTGCCATAGCAATTAAACCGCATAATAAACCTATCCAAAAATGCTCATATACTATACCGCCATAAACTAAACCCCAGAAAAATAACACTCCCAGAATAATCATCCAGCGTATTTTTTTAATTGAATGTCTAATCATCATGATTTATATATTTCTTTTGATAATCTTTTACAAAAATTAAACATATTTTGAATCGCTTCATTTCTTGGTGTTTTTCCGCGTATATATAATCCTTTTTGTACGCAATAACGTTCAGCATTTTTTTGTATTGTTTCTACATATTTAGTGACACACTCATCGCATAAAGCATCATTTTTTTCGATAAAGGTACGGCAAAAAATGCAAATTGATTTATCTTTATTTTTTATTTTTTCTACTAATTCTGCATGACTTGGTATTTCATCCTCATAACGCATATCTTTAAAAAAAATATATGCCATAGGAAAAATCCATTTACTTTGATGTTCCCCGCCTTTTTTTGCTTTACGTCTATAACGTATTAATTCACTCAAGTTATTTAATTGTGTTTTACCATCTTCATCTGATTTAACTACTTTTTTTGCATAAGTTTTTGTTTTTGCTTTAGAACCTATATTGTTTACCATATCTCTTGGGTATATTTTCCACCAAATTTCAAACCATTCATCAAAGTTAAATTCGGTCATCGCGTTATCCCTTGAATTTTTTTAGACAATATTTCACCACGTTATTGCATAACGTTTTGTTTGAGGGGCTTTGCCGACTCAAATGCAACCGATGTAAATACCTATTGTCTAAGCTGTTTTATGGACTCGGCCCTGCACAAGGCTGTTCCGGCGCTGTGGTCAACTAAAAAGTTCGCCTCCGTTTGTTTATTTCCAAACGGCCCTAAGCGCCAATATTCACTTCGTCGGTTTGATCTGAATCAAAAAACTCTGGTAGGAGTAATTTGCGGGATAATAATCCGTGGGTTAATCTTTCCCATTTAATTGCGTTTGCTGGCGTAATCTTTCTAATGCCTTTTTCACAATGAGCGATTGTTGAAGGTGAACAACCGAATATTGCGGCTAATTCGACCTGGGTTAAATTTTGAGACTTACGATATTTTCTTAAATATGACATTTAATGAAATGTACTTTAAGTACACCAAATGTCAATGTACATCTTGTACTATTTTTATGGTTAAATTTAAAAGAGATTAAATTTAAATCATAAAAAATAGTGTACTTAAAGTATAAAAAAGATTGTAATAACTGTTATTTGTATGCTATGATTTTTTAAATCAGATAGTTAGATATGATTATCAATAGGAGCAAATGAGATGAAAAATTCTCAAGATAATATATTGGATTGGCGTGATCGGATTGCAAGTCGATTAAAAGAAAAAGGATATACTAATGAAGATTTAGCGCTTTACTTAGAGTACGCCGATGGTTCAAGCGTTGGTCATTGGTTTAAACGTCGTCGAACCCCTTCAATTGAGACTTTTGATAAGGTGGCTAAATTTTTAGATACGACTACCGCTTGGATTTTATTCGGTGTTGACTCGCAACATATTGATGATACGCTACTTTTTAAATGCATTCAGGCAATAGAAAAAACGGCTGAACGAATGGATATTGAAGTAACAGATAAGGAAAAAATTACGCTTGCAACTCAGCTTTATTCACAGCATACTTTTTCCCCCCCTGATTTAAGATCACTAAAAAAATTCGCAGCCGAATTATTTGAGGGGGATTAGACTGCCGGGAGAATGTAACAATGTCGAAAAATGAGTTGTTGTATTTAGAAGCAGAAAAATATTTAATTGAATCAATAAAGCGCAGAGAATTTAAAAAACGTCTCGTTCGTTATATCCTCATAATTTTTTTTTCATTATTATTTATAAAGTTTAGTGCCAGCCTAAATGCCAACCATATAACTGTACGGGATGTACAGTGCGTACAAAATACCCCCCCTTAAGAAAAAAATACTTTAAGTATATTTGAGCTTGACAAGTGTACTTAGAGTACACCATACTTAGCGAATGCTTACACTTAAATCCACAACATATCACCCTTCAAACGAGTTAGATCGTTTTGCGAGTGAACAATTGCGTAATTTAAAACGTATGCGGGTATGGTTAAAGAAAAATGATTTTGGAAAATTCCGTTCAATCGAACGAAAACAGGATGTTAAATATTTTTTCTACCGAAATTTATAAGCAATATTGCTTATTGCGTCGGGAAGGTCGTTCGCACGAGCAATTAATGGAAATTGGTTTTCCAAAAGTTTTTAAGGTCATCCATGAAAAAGTACATGGTTCACTTTTAAATACAAATAGTACAATACAAGATTAATATAATTAAAATCTTTTAATCTGATTCCCTTTTTGATTTTGAGCGGCGAAGTTAGCGGTTACTTCATATATGAATATGTCATATACCGTTAACGCTTGTTCCCTCGCAAATTTTAGGCGGCGTAGTTAACAGTTACTTCATCTACTACCAGAAAGTTGATAACTTGTACTGTTAATGCTTGTTCCCCTGGTTTATTTTCAGCGGCGTAGTTAGCGGTTACTTCATACTTGAATATCCTGTACCGTTAACGCTTGTTCCCTGGCTTAATTGGAGATGATTATAATGGCGCAATCAAATACAAAAATGATTAATAGACCTAAAAACCATGAAGGTGTATTAGCTTCCAAGATAACTCCCTTAGAAGAATTACACCGAACGGTAATGGCATGTCTTTTATGGGAAGACACTTTTTATGAATCAGGTGAATCTATCGTTGATCGCATTAGCAAACTGGTAGGTTTAAATACCGCTGAAGATGTTTCCAAAATAGCAATTAAAGCGCGATCTGAATATCACTTGCGCCATGTACCATTGTTGCTTGCCGTAGAAATGACTGAACATTTTAAAAGCCGTATTGTTGGTGATACTATTTTTCAAGTAATTCAACGGGCCGATGAAATATCAGAAATTTTGGCTATTTATTGGCGCAATGGTAAACGACCACTAGCTAATCAATTAAAACGTGGTTTAGCTAGAGCCTATCATAAATTCAATAAATACCAATTAGCAAAATATGATCGTAATAAAATCGTAACTTTGCGAGATGCCACTTTTCTTAGCCACGTTAAATCATATCATATAAAGAAAGGTCGATTAACTGCGCAATTGGTTAATAAAACATATTACCCGGAAAAAACTAAAGCGTCTGGTTTCCCGGTTAAATCCAATTATAATTTAACCCTCTATGAAAAACTCGAAGCACCCGATACCTGGGAAGTTGCTCTATCCGGCGGTGAAGATAAAAAAGAAACATTTACCCGTTTAATACAAGAGAAAAAGTTGGGCTATATGGCTTTGCTTCGCAATCTTCGTAACATGCGTGATGCCGGTGTAGATCGCAAATTGATAATTAAAGCATTAAATAATGGCGCAATAAAAAGTAAAGCCTTGCCTTTTCGTTTCATATCAGCGGCTAAATCAGTACCGGAATGGGAAGATATAATTGATATTGCTATGCAAATTGCTTGCGGTAGTTTTGATATATTGCCGGGGCATACCGTAATTGCTGTTGATTGCTCTGCTTCTATGCAATCCCCGATTTCCAATAAAACTATTATTAATCGTTTTGAAGCGGCTGCGGCACTCGCTATCCTTATTCGTGAAATATCCGATAGCGTTTCAATTTATGCCTATGGATCAATTACTAAAAAGATTCAACCGCGCTTTGGTATGGCATTACGTGATGCTTTAGCCAATTCCAATGTAGGTTGGGAAACTAATTTAGGTGATTGCGTCAATATTCTTAATGAAGAGAAATATGATCGAGCTATTATTATCACCGACGAACAAACTCGCCAACCAATTAATGCACCGAAAGGTTTAGGTTATTTAATTAATGTAGCACCTTTCAAATATGGTATTGGATATGATTCTTGGTTGCATATCGATGGTTTTTCCGAAACAACTATTCAATATATCCAAGAATATGAAGGTGCTATATATGTCTGAAATGGTTACACCGAATACATTAGAACAACAACCGAATATATGTGCTAATTTAAATCCTGATTTTTTAGGGGAGAATAATCCGCAGCTTGGATTAAATGCTGGTCCAGCATATAAAATGCTTCCTCCTACTCCCACTGTTAGGAATGATTCTTTTATTACTATGACCGATAATATTGAAAAATTAGCTTTTGATTTAGCCAAAGCACAAAGCATGATGACCGGTGCTATCAAAGACGCAAATAATACATTTTATAATTCTAAATATGCTGATTTGCATTCGGTTATCGAAGCGACTCGCGAACCATTAACTAGAAATAATCTTTGTATTGTTCAAGTTACAAATATGTTTAATGATAAATTATTTTTAATCACTATGTTATTGCATACTTCTGGTCAATGGGTTCAAAGTAAGATGCCTATAATTTTTGATAACAAATCTATACAGGGTCTTGGTGGCGCTATTACATATTATCGTCGCTATTGTTGGAGCGCTATTTGCGGATTATCACAAGTGGACGATGATGCTGAAAGTGCAACTTTACATGGCTTACAAATGGCAACATCTTCAGATTTAATACCGGATGCTAAAATAAAAATCCCAGTTAATGTAGTACGTGAAGTTCATAAACAAGTTTTAGATTTTTTAGCTAGTGGTGACGAATTAGGTTTGAAACAATTATGGGCCGAATTTGACGCTGACGAACAAACTGTACTTTGGGGCAAATTTAATTCACAACAACGATCCGCAATGAAGGAACTTATGAAATGAGTTACGATTCTAATAATACTGGCGTACTATTTAAAAATAGCAATAAAAAATCTACTACACATCCCGACTATGTTGGCACGATTACTATAGCCCCTGATCTTGCCGGTAAAGAAATTAGTATTTCTGCTTGGCTAAAAGAATCCGGGCCGGGAAGTAAAAAACCGGGAACTAAATTTATGTCATTGGCAGTACGTGCAATAACCCCTCCCCCGGATTATGTTCAACATTCACAACAAATGAATGAAAATGCGCCTTTTACCGATGATATTCCTTTTTGAAATCAATAATTAACACTTATTTGTACCTTCTGTACTTTCAGTATATAATGGGGATATATTATGAGTCGTTTTGTTACTGTTAAAAAACTGTCGGAAATGACAGGTTATTCAGTTAAGGCGATTAATAATAAAATTGATCGGGGTGTCTGGCCCAAAAATAAAGTATGGTTACATGCCCCTGACGGTAGACGATTGATAGATATAGAGGGTTACGAATCATGGGCAACAGGACAGGAGTTAGAATCTTATCACCAACTAGATTACAATTAGAATTTAAAGATTTTAATAATAAACCGCATCGCGAACGTATAAAAATAGATACAACAAATAAAAAAAATATCGCTTTATGGATTGGCAATAAAATAAAAATAGATGACGAAGTACAAAGACGTGTTTTTAAATATAAAGAATGGTTCCCCGCTGGCAAATATGCTCACAAATTTTGCGAATGGCAAGGTGAAGTAAAAATTGCCGTAGATGTTTTTCGTGAATGGCTGGATATTTTTAGCCATAAATACCAAAAAGGCACCATTGATAATCATGCTGGCGTCATAAATATGATTGAAAATGTATATGATAAAATGACATTGATTGAATTTACTCCACCCATGTTCTATCAACTATCCAATCAAATATATTTTTGGCAACAAAAACGATCGAATGATATTTTATCTATGATTCGTCAAGCCATGAGTATGGCCGTAGGACGTGGATATATCAAAGAGAATTTATTTTATCGTTGGCATTGCGCATCAGAAACACCCGCAAAAAATAAAGAACAAATTGAACCCTTTAATGCTGAAGAATTAAAAAAATTATATACTGCCGCAAAATTAGAATTACGTTGTTATATACAATTCTCTACCTGGACAGGTTTGCGACCACAAGAAGTTATTCCATTAATCTGGCCGGATATTGATTTTAAAAATAAATTAATACATATTAGAAGAACTGAGGTAAATGGAGTTATACGATTAGCGGGGAAAACTGAAAACAGTTTGCGAACTATACCATTATTAGAACCGGCTGAAATTGCTTTAAAACAATTGCGCGAATATTATATAAAAAATAATATTAATCCAAATGATATTTTCCAAGGAATTATTTTCACTAATCCTGTCACTGGTGAACCTTGGCATTTTGCTAAACGTATTCAATCTCATTTTATTAGATTATGTGAAAGTGCTGGTGTACGTTACCGTAAACCTTATACGACTCGGCATAGTTTCTGTTCAATGATGTTAAATTCTAAAGCAGATAAAGTATGGCTTGCTCGTGTAATGGGACACGCGGACTTTGGAATGATAGACAGAATTTACGGTCATTTTATGGAGCAACCAACGTTCGCTACTGAAGGACAAGCGGCTGTTGATATCTTTTGGGAAAGTTAATATTAAATGGGATAAATTATGTCGGATAATATGAAAATTGAAAATATATCTATAACAGAACGCGTTTTAAGCAATAAAGATCATTACCAAAGATATTTAAAATTATTGAAGCAATTAAAAGTCGGTCAATCATTTAAAGTTGATCATGTTCCACAACAATATCGTATGGCTGCATTTGTTGCTAAACATTGGTTAGGAAAAGTTATAACCATTCGTAAAGAAAAAGACGGGTATCGAGTTGGTTGCACTGGCAGATATATTGACATATAAAATGATATTATTGACAATCAATAAATCTATATTATGAATAGAAGCAAACGTAATAAACCTTTTTGGAAACCGAATAAGATTTTTAAGCGGATAATGAAACAACGCCGTCGCTCAAAGGATAAGCAAGCGTTACGCAATGAGCAAGAACCGGAGCGGCATAAGAAAACTGATATATGGGATTGGAATTGATTATGGCTTTTTGCAAACGATGTAATGATACTGGATTTATTAATGATGATGACCCCGGAAAAGAATATCGTTGTCCTGATTGCCAAGGTAATAATATTGATAATTTAACATCATGGTTTTACGATCAGAAATTTGTCGAAAATATTATATCTCATGGTTTGATGGGAATGATTAATCATGGCGCTACAAATGTCAGTGGAATGACAAATTATTTATTTGAAAAATATTATGAAATTGATGCCAAAATAATTGTTGATTGCATTAAATTCACTAACGAGTGTAGAAAAAAATGACTTATATTAAATATGCTACTCAATTATTAGATCGGCTTTATAATAATCGGCACAAGATAGGCAACAAAATACATGTTCGAGATGGGAAAATATGTGTTGCATGGGCATCCGCACATCTAACGTCATTGGCTAGAAAACACAATAAATTAAAGCGGATATTAAAGCGGATTCATTCAGATTTTCAAATTTACCACGAACCTGGAATTAAATAATGACTTGTTATAGATGCAATGATACTGGAATTATTTCTACATTTGATGAAACTGAAATAGAATTTGATAATTATCCATGTCCTAATTGTCAAGGTATTAGAATTGATGCGGTTAGTGATATTTGTTTCGTTGAAAAATTTATGGCTACAATTATTTCGCATGGTTTAATGAAAATGGCCGATGATAATCTTATAGATAAGAACCTTGTAATAAATTACTTAAAAAATAGCCAATATGATTATGACGCAAAAATCATTGTAGAATGTTTAAATAAAATTAAAACAATAGTTGAATCCTGTTGGCAAGCTGAAGATTAAAGATAATTAACAATGAATGTAGCTGAAATAAAATGTGTCAATTGCGATTATGTGCAAATGGAGCAGCAACAGTTTAAAGCCGATTTTATGGCCAGATTAACCGAGATGGAATTGAAGTATAAGCAAAACGTACCAGGAGCAGCGGTTTGATAACAGACGATTACATATTGGTTTATCAAGGTGGGCACCATAATGTTTATTGCAATGGTGACAAACATTTAAAGACGGGAGGCGGGTGGGCTGGTATTTGCCCTCAGCCAGAAAGAAACAAACCATTAGATAGAGTCGATACGTTTAAGTGTGACTGCGAATATTGGAAGAAATAAATAAGACGCACCTGGGGGTGATGTTTGAATAAAACTGAATTGAAGGATCAGGTTAAACGTGGAGAGAGAGCCAGACAACTATTAAATGACCCAATGATCCAGGGATTCCTTATAGTAGGTGGATGTGATGAATATTGATTATTTTATGCAACAATTAAGTGACGCTAATAAAATGGGATTAAACCCACCTCAAGATTGGATACGTAGGACAATTGAAGCAATCAAACAACTCCGCCAACTCCGCACCGAACTAGAGCAAGCCAACCAACGGATTGCTGAGTTAGAGAATCCGTGGATTAGTGTTGAAGATGAGTTGCCTGATGAGGGTTTATTTGTGGCGCTGTATGCGTCATCTGGCGGCATTGGGTATGGATTCCATGATGGTGATGAGTGGGTACTGTATGGACCAATGAGTTTGATCGGTGAAATAACTTATTGGTTTGAGATACCACCAAAAGAGAGCGACAAATGAATAACCCAATAAACCAAGCTAAAGGATAATGAAATGAGTTTAATGTGTGGATGTGATGGCGATAGACCATCGGTTTATAGAACCGAACTACGCAAGGCGCGTAAACAATACAAATGCGGTGAATGCTATAGCGTAATAAATAAAGGCGACATATACGACTATACGTTTAGTGTTTGGGATGGCTCTGTCTATGTTGATCGTATGTGTGAGAAATGCTCAGATCTAGCGGCATCACTGCAAGAATTGGGATATTGTATTATATCGGGCGAATTACTTGAAGCACATCGCGAGTATTTAGAAATTAACAACCGTGTAATGAGGAGTTAATTTAAAGTTTTGCGAGAGTGGCTGAGTGGTTTAAGGCGGTGATGGGAGATAATAGCCCTATGATAGCATTTCATAATGACCCAGCCGTAAAACAACGCGGCCTAGATGAGGCCGATTATCATATAGCTCATCGTATGTTAATGGCTGGTACGTATGGCGAAGGCGAAGGCGATAACTTTAAAGGTTGCTCCATCGGCTGTTATTACGACGGCGACCATAAACAAGCTGAGATTATTGACGGATTGCCTGAATGGTACGCTCGTTTAGCCGATACCATATTTGAGGGCTTACCAGCTAGCAAACGTGATTGGTGGCATAAAGCATGGAGAGAATGCGTGCCTGTGGGAATGCCTGAAATTGAAATGACAAAAATCAGGGCTAAATTTTTATTATTTGTTTTGAAGCAAAACGAAAATAAAGTCCGCGAATTAAATATTGATGACACACACAAAAATAAAATATTGAATGCTATTAATTTGTGCGTAGAAGTTCAGATTGATATAAGCAACACTGGTATTGTTGACGATTCGAAGTTAAGAGCAGCGGAGTCAGCAACGAGGTTAGCAGGGGGGTCAGCGGCGCGGTCAATGGAGTGGCCAGTGGAGTGGCCAGTGGAGTGGCCAGTGGAGTGGTCAGTGGAGTGGTCAGCGGCGTCAGTAGCGAGATCAGCGATGTGGTCAGTGGTGCCAGCGGAGTCAGTGGTGCCAGCGGCGTTAGCGACGTGGTCAACGGCGTGGTCAGCGTTGTGGTCAGCGGAGTCCATAGCAAGGTCAGCGACGAGGTATCAACAATTCGCCGATAAAATTATAGAGCTGTTTAGAGAAAGCCCCCCAAATCAATTTTAAGCCACTCTAAGAGCCAATGTCGATCTAACTTATCATGCTGTAAGATCGCATGACGATAGCCTGTTACAAACCTTCCACCATCTTGCAGTCGCATTACCGTAGCCTGTAGAAAAATCTTTATCAATTTACTTACGTAATTTTTTATCCCACTGGATAAGTTCTATGCAGATTTATGGGGAATTGAGAGGAAAAAAGAGAGTAATCTGTTGATTATTAAGTCGAAGTTCAATTTACCACTTTATATTGATTATCGGCTTTAAATCAGACTCTAATACCCACTTCGATTAAACCGCTATTTTTTCCTCTTTTTTGTTCCGAAAAAGCGTCGAAACGCATAAGGAAACAAGGGGAAATCAGCGTATATTAGCGAAATTGAATATTATTTATCCTCTTTATAATCAACAGATTACAAGCATAAATGGTAGCGGGGACAGGATTTGAACCTGTGAACTTTTGATTATTTATTAATATAAACAATTACTTATTTTTTGTTTGTCGCTAATATATCGATTGTTAGAATTTAGCTTAAAACAATCCTATTTACGTTAACTGTTAGTATTATCTGTATGCAAAATTAAGTATTATACAAATGTACAGTGTACAAATAACAGTTATATAAATTTTACTAGCACAAAAATATCAATTACAACTTAAAAATGTACTTTTAGTATTGACAGGTTTTTAATGTGTTGTTATGTTTGAAAAAAAACAAGTCAGTTAGGAGGTATATTTTGCGGGGAGATCATAATGGCAAACAAAGACAAAAATTCCAATATTGGTGTTACTGAAACCGTTACAAATAAAATTCTCACAAAAAAATGGCAAACTGCCAATCAGATTTACGATCAATTAAAAACTTTTAAAGTTAATATTCCAGCCAAAAATCTGGCTAGTCGACTTTTGAATTTATGTCAAAGAAATGTTGCAGTTCGAGAAAAGATAAATGGTATTTATAATTATAAATTATATGATGCTGACTTTATTAAACATAAAAGTGGGCAACAAGTGATGATTAATTTAACTACAGAATCTTCAAGCAAAGCATTAGTCCCCAAAAAAAAATATGGTGTTATAAGAACATCCTTAGCCGAAACTCTACGACAAAATATTAATATACCATTGAATATGCGAGATTTAGCCGAAAAAGCGGGACTTGCTTATAATTCAGCTATTAATAATGCCGTCAACCAATTTAATCAATATGGCTTTGTAGAATTAAATAGAAGTGGGCCAAAAATAGAAGTCATTGCATTACCACAAATAATGCAATATGACCCTACCGTTAATTTCAAAACTTATGAAACACAATCCCCTTCCAATAAACCAAAATCTAAGATTAATTCCCCAAAAACTTTTGAGGGGCATACTATACCTAAAAACGGTCAGCATTTAAGCCAAGATGAATTAATGATTAGCTTCCAAAAAATACTAGAGATTAAAGAAGAAAATGACCGATTAAAACAAGTCTTATTTCAAATAGCAGCATTATTAGAAAGTGCTGGAACATTGGAGATATCACAATGACAAATATTACCCCTTTTGACAAACCAGCTATAGATTTTTCGCGAGACGATTTACCAACAGAATTATTAGAACAATTAAGAAAAGAACAAAGTAATGAACTTACAAAATGGATAATTGATATTTTAAAAGTAAAAAACCCCGCTTCTGTCGATGACATAATAATTGGTTTATATCGTACACAAAATTATGCTATCAAATCGCGTGGTTCACTAGCATCTAAATTAAGCAAAATGGTAGATGATAATTTGATTAAACGTGGAGATATAAAGGGGTATTATACATTTAAATAAAGGGGTTAAGAAAATGACCGATTACTGCAAAACTCCCGGATGTGAGGATGAAGTAAAATATCCGACTTATGGTTTATGTGCCGCTTGTTACAGTTATATTCGCAAATGGCATAAACGTTCAGCACAAGCCCAAATAGAGCGTGTTAATCAAATTACACGTTATCAAACACGTTTTGAGATGATTGGAGCGCCTATTTCATTTAAACGCGTAAAACTGTCTAATAGTCAGCGTATTAAAATTTTTCCTGGCGAAGCAAAAGTAAAGGTTAAGCAACATAAAGTCGGATAGCGATGACACCAGCACGTAAATATATTACACGCGCAAATTCCGGTTGGCTAGTAAGAATCAAAAATGTTTATTCAAAGTGGTTTTCCGACAAAAATTTTGGCGGGAAAAAAGATTCTTTGTATGCCGCTCAAGAATATCGCGACGAAAAATGTGGTATTTTAAATATACCTCTTATAGATGGAAGGGTAACAGGGCCGCGTGAATCATCTGCGCGGTCTGTTACTGGCATTATTGGTGTTAATTATTATGATGGCAAATGGAAAGGTTTATATTGGAATAAACCTAATCATCGATACCATAATAAACAATATTCGATCGATAAATATGGTGAATGCGAAGCATTCCAAAAAGCTTGTCGATACCGCTATGAAAAATGTGGCGAGTTAAAAGTTTATCGCGGCTTTGATTTTCCTTGTGAAATTCCAGTACCGTTTGAATATATTAATTAATAGAATGATTCGGTGATAAGATGAAAAATAGAAAAACAACACCGGACAATAAATTTATTAGTATAATCAAGGGAACAACAGGTTATACCGCTTGGCGTGTACGACTACCTGATTTTCCATGGGAAGGTAAAATATATAAAGAATTTGCTTTTAAAAATAAAAAAGAAAGTGGTGAAGCTTTTAAAAAAGCAAAACGTCATAGAAATAAAGTATTACGTCATTATGGCGCTATGAATAGATTAAAAACTAAATTAATCAAACCAAGAACTTATTCAATACGAAATAAATCCGGCGTTGTTGGTATACATCTTGATGTTACTAAACGAGAGACTACATCAGAATATTTTTCATGGATAGCATCATATCAATATAAAAATATTCTACATCATCGTGGTTTCGGTATTAATAAATATGGAATGGAAACAAGTTTTTTAATGGCTTGCGAGATACGAGCAAGTAAAACGGGGCGATTAGTTATTGCGAATGAAAATGTATTACCTGTTTCAATTAAACAAATATCTAATTATTTAGATGGTATAATAAAAAAAGAAAACATATTAATTATTTAATTTATTCATAAGGTTTTAATTGTGTTTCCAAATGCTCTATTCGTTCATTCTTAAGCAATAATAACATCTGCAATCTTTTTTTAGCGCCCTGATCCATACATTGATATTCAGCGGCTTTGACAGTTGGATATATTGGTGGATCATTTACTTTAATTTTGGGCGTAATATATTCCGTGGTTGCGCACGAACTAATGTAAATCGTGATCAATGCCAGAATTAATTTCAGCTTCATATTGTTTAACCCTTTTTTCGGATTCTGCTTTTTTCTTTAGAGCGGTATCAATAGATTGCTCATGCAATTCCATTGCTTTATTTTGATGTGCAATTTTGGTTTTTAATGCTTGATTTTGAAGTGTCTTAATTTTTAATAACATTGAAAAAAATGTTAAAATAACACCAAGAGCGGCTAACAAATAAACTTTTAACTTAAGTGCCATTTTTCAAACCTACGATTGTATCACGAGTAAATAGAATACTGATTTGTGTCATTATGCCAATAAATGCCGCAGACATTGAAATCTCATGCGTATAATAGGATATAGCAGTACCACCAATACCAATTATAATTGACCAATTAGTTTTTGAATGAAGCGCCTCATTAAATGATTGATGTACTTTCATTGGTTTATCCTTAAGTAGGGTAATATGTTTGTATACGATCACAATTACGAACATCAAAATGTAGCCATGATGTACCTAATTCAATACTCATAATATATGGAAACGCATCTGGATTATGCAAAATATCATTGCGAATAATATCAACATTGACATTTTTAAAATGACAATCAAATGCCCGACCGAAAGTATGTTGACTATAAGATTTATAATTTGGACTATCGGGAGTGCGCAAACCGCACCAATTGAAATTACCGCCTTTATGCCAATTATTAACAACAATAATGCCATAACTATTGCGTAAACTATCCAGGGTAATTAATGCGCGTACATCTAATAATTCAAGCGCTTTTTCTCCCCTGTCTTCATAGACTTTTTGTGGAACTAATTCTTCAGTTATAAAATGGATAGGTTTGTAATATTCTATCACTACGGATTCTTATATCGATGTTCGCGACGAACTTCATAAAACCATTTCATTAACACCCCCTGATTTGCTTCCAAAGTAGCTAATCTTGTATTAATAGCATTTATTTTTTCATGAAGTATTTCGATTTGATCAGGTTTAGATGGACGAATATAATCAGTCAAATAATTTCCACTACCACCCATAATAGCGGCAATTAAATATATAATGATTCGTTCCTTACTAAAGTATGCTTCCGTGCGATCAATATTAGGGTGCTGCGCCATTAGGTACTATATGTGCCCTTGCCTTTTCTTTATCGAATCCCCAACTTGATCCGGGGTCTTGCCCTTCCTTTAGAGCGCGAATCATGAACATTAATAGGGCCGGATAATTTTGTTTTAATTTTTCTTTTCCAGTACCAACGAGAAAATAATTGGCACTTTTACTAATTAATATATGCGCTATTAATTTATTGGTACCCAACTTTGTAGCACCAGATAAAAAAGTAGCCGGATGTTTTAATTCGGTAATTGCTTGCGCTATTTCCAGCGATGTACCCGGATCAGTACCCGTTGGATAAATCATTTGTAGATATGACCTTAATCCTTGTAATTTAATTCTATCCGTTTTGTTTAATACATAATCCCAAATCCCCTTTTGTTTGTATTCTTCTATTTTATTTTGTAATACTCTACGACTTAATTCTGCCTGTCCCAATTTTTTCCCTGGTGTTGTTGCTGATTCTATTAAATCCAAATAAGCACCCTCGCGTAAATTATCTCTACCATATTTACCGATTTGTTTAGTTAATATTTGCATCTTGGCTTGGCTTAAATCCTTGCGCGCCAATAATGTTTGAATAGCATGACGCCCTTCAGTTTGACTTTCTACTACACCATGTAAAGGCGAATTTCGTAAATCATCCATTTCTTTAGCTATACGCCAAATAGTTTTTTCCTCGGATGGTGGAATTAATACTTTATATCCTCGTGAATCCTGGGTCCGATAATTCTCTAAGGCTTTGATTGAACCCCTATCGTCCATTAATATTTGTGCTTGAGCGCTTTTTCTAAAATTTGTTATCCCTGGATTATTTTTTGATTTACTCAATATATTCAAAACATCTTCACTCATTGCGCCGCTGTTTGGTTTACTTACATCCAGTACTAATTTACCGCTGTTTTCCGAATACATCATTTTGCGAACAGATTCTCTTTCCAATAAATCAAATCGCGCTTTCGCTTTTTCCGTAGCTTTAATTAATGCCCGTTTAAATGTATTTGATCCATTGCTATTAAGCATTGCATCTGATAATGATGCGTATAATCTACGCGCTTGTCCTGTATTTACATTTGCTTGCCAAGGCCAATTATCTATTACATCGCCTACCCTTGTTCTTAAGTTTTTAAGTACTTCATAATTAATTTGATTGGGATTTAATTTTTCAATATCTTGGATTACTCCCATAAGTGGGCCATAAGGTGTATCAGCAACATTAATTGGTTTAGGCGGTGGAGCGGGAACTTCCTGAATTGCTCGTCTAAAAATGGTTTTACCATCCACAATTTTATCAGGAGGTTTGACAAATGTACTTGGCTGTTCTTTCCCTATACCTAATACTAAATTTTTAATATTATTAGCAGTCTGCTTTACCCCGCCAAGATCAAATGTAGGATTTTCTATTTCCGCTATTCTATCTACTTTACTATAAGCAGATGATATTTCTTTTTTGGCGGTATCAAAATATTTTGTTATTGCCTCTTGCGCCCCTGCTTGTCCGCTACGTGGTTGTACCCGGCCAAGTTTATTTTCCAATAGTGCTTTTTCTTGAGCATATGCGCCCTTAGCAATACGGCCAAAATTAGTACCGGCTTTATGAAGCGTCATATTTGTTCCGGTATTTGCAACATTTACGGCTGATTGACGTTGATTATATAATTCATGTTGCATTGCTTTAGAAGAGGCTGTTGCTTGAGCGGCAATTCTTTGCATTGCCATATCTTCTGGCGATGCTTGGTGCGGCATAGGTGGACGTAATTGTTCGCCTTCCCTTAATTGGCGCAATTTATTCACATCTTTTAATAAAGATTTAACTTCTGGATGTGTCTGTATTAATCCTCTGCCAGTTAATGCATTTAAACCTTTATTGATTAAACCACCTGCGCCAATCATTCCGGCTGTTGTCAACCAATCCATCCCTGCTTTAGAAAAGACGTCACTAAGCGGTTCTAATTGTTTACCACGATATGCTTCAATACTTTCTTTGCCTAATCTGGATAATGCCGCAGTAGTCCCTGTAAATAATGCTTGAATTGGTAAGGACGATCCACCCGTTGCTATTGCTGCGGCTATAGTGGGAGCTTGAGTTAATGCAGCACCACCATAATCACCCAAATTTTTCCATTTCCAACCTTCATTTTTGACAGTTTTCCATTTTTCTTTAGGATCATCCCAATTTTCTTTATAAATTAATCGCGTTTCTGGAAATTCAAAAATATCTTTTGTGGTAGTTGGTTCCCCCTGACGAACATACGTAGTTCCCTTTTTAATCATTCGTCCTTGCGGTATTTCTACGCGAAACATTTCGCCATTATGATATTTGCTTTTAAATTTATTAATTACTTCCTCATCAGTATCAGACAAACTATAATCCAATCGATCTTTAAAATTTGCGCCGGTAGTAACATCCAATTGGTTAATCGGTATATTAGTCGATTGAGATAATCTTTGCGCAAAAGATTCATTTGTTCCTGGCAATGGAAATTGGTTATAAAAACGTTTTTTCACATTTTCCAATTCATCAATATTTACTTGGGGGGTAATTACTTTATCAAAGTATCGTTTTTGCATTAATACTTTATTTTGTGGATTCGCCTCTTTATATTCTGGCGTTTCAATTACTTCATCCCATTTTAAATATTTTTCCTCTGACATTAACGTTTTCTCATAAATATAGAATCGTACTCTGAACCCGGTTCATTATTTTGATCAATTAATTGCGGATAACGATCTTTTGACTTTATTTCCTTTTTATTACTATTGGAATAATCCGGTGTAGTTAATCCATAATGTTTATTTCGCGCTCTACCCCTTGCCAATCTTTGCATATCATATTCTCTACCCGATTGAATAATTTCCATTGTTTTTTGTAAAGTGGCTAATGCTTGCGGCAAAGAAGTAAGATTTTTTAAAGCATTATTAACTTCATCAACACGTTCCATATCTTTATCAGAATAACGACCTGATTTATCGCCCGTTACACGCGAAATTAATCTTGCTGTTAATAACCTTACACCTGTTCTTACTTGTTGTGCATCAGTAGATTGAATTTGTTGCGACATTATTCTACCAGTTTCACCAAATTGCCCAACTAAACCAGCTATTAATTCACCTGCATTACCCACAAATCCAACGGCATAAGGATTTTCAGTTAAACCTTTTATAACTTTTTGAATACTTGTAATAGCCATATCATCATTTGATATTTGATCATTTAATTGTGCTAATACTTTTGGCGTTAATCCAGCTAATTTATCAGGATTATCAACTTGTACTCTTGGCATTTGTTGTAATTTATATTGCCTAAATAATTCCGCTGGCACTGGTTGACCATTTTTTGTATACCTTAATTCCCTAGTTTTATTATTAAAAGTTACATCAAATTGATCTAAAGGATCATTTACATTAACCAATTTTAAATTCTTTTCTTCACCAATTGGCGTATTTGCTTGTTTTTGCCGCGCTGCTGTTTCAGCTATTTTATATGGATCATTATAATTTTGAACGCCGACTAATGCTTGCGGCCCAAATTGTTTTGTCCCTAATAAATTTAACATTGATTTTTGATAGGGTGTTTCTGCGGTTGGTGCTAATAAACTTTGTGCTTTATTAATAGCATCTTGATCAAGTTGATTTTGATGCATTGACATAATTTGAGCCGCAGAACTAGCATCCATGTTTGGCGCATTATACAAATTATGAAGCAAACCATAATTATTATCTTTTATTTCCGGTAGCGTTTGTGTAAGGTAAGGCATACCTCTTTCATCATAACTAGTAATATCATTATTTTTATTATCCAATAATCCTTGCCTACGCATTTGCTCTAATTCAAGGGCGCTTTGGATTTCATCGCGACTGGCGCGATCTGTTTGCCTATTATATAAAAATGGTAATAAATCCATAATTAACCTTTATTTAGGTAAACTCAAAATACCACTTGCTAACCCAAGATTTGCAAGACCAGATAAACCCTGACCCACACCACCACCTAATAAGCCATTAGTTGAAGTACCATTGCTTTTTTGCGTTGTTTGGCTAATAGCTGGCCCATAAATACTTTGCATCAATTGTAAACGTTGCCATGGTTCCATTGCTTGTTGTTGTGCAATATCCCGCATTTGTGTACCGGCTGTATTCATGGCATTTGCACCCATAAAACCAAGATTAGCAATATTGGGCATCCTTTCTATTGCGGCATTCATATTATTCATGCCAGTGTTATAAATATTACTGCCCATATTTGTATATAAACCTTCCATTGCCCTGGAAAATGGATCAAGCGCTTTAGTCACAGATTTATTAAATGTGCCTTGCCCTGTCCCTGGCGTCCATTGTCCGGCTGCTATTCCTTCACTACGTAAATTGTTCAAAGTATCATTAAATTGATTTTGTAATCCACCAGCCGCATAATTTGTTGCTGCCATCGAATAAGGATTAAAAGTATTCGTAGGATTCATTAAATAATTATTTGCGCCATACATTTCATTAGCCATATTATTAGCGGTATTAGCGGCATTGCCGGTCATACCCCAACTAGCATTCATATATGGATTAGCACCAACAAAAGTTGAATTGCCGCCAAGATTTTGTGCTTGGTTCCAAAGATTTGTTAAATAAGGTAATTGGTTTGGATCAAGAAAGGTTGAACTCTTTGATTTATTAACTGATCCACCAGATATCCCCCTGGTTATACCATTTATTGTATTCCCAACCGCGTCAAATAAACCCATAATGCTTACCTATAATTTTACCCATGCTGCACCACTATATTCATATAGACCTGCCCCGCTGCCCGGATTCCAATCTGAACCATCAGCACGATAAATATCACCAGCTCTCGGTTTATCTGGTTCCAGATGGTGCGTCTTCATGCGAGCATGATCTATTTCCATTTCGTAAAAAGCATTAGATATTTCTCGTAATTCTTCTGCTATATATAAAGCTAAATCATCTATCGTGTGTGGAGTCTGTTTTGGTTCATACATTAGCGATAACCCATTGGTGAAATATCCATATCGTAATCCGCTAACTTCCATGAACTATTGCCGGTTGTCTCAAATTTCACACCAATATATCTACCAGTAACGGAGCAATCTATTTTCCGATCTGAATTAATCGTAAATGAATATGGCCCCTCCCATGAAACAGCATCATTACGTCTCATTTGTTGACCGACATAAATATTTATTGAACCTGATCCGGTTATATTTGGATAAATAGCATTTACACGTTTAATACGTTCAATGTCATCAAACACCAATCCTGTACGCTCTATATAACTTGTCATATTCGTACCATTAAATTGGTCGGTATCATCAGCGACATAAAAATCGGATTGCAGATGTTCAGAAATTAATAATTTTTGAAGTGTTGGATTGTAATTCCTAACATTCCATACAGATGTATCTAAATCCCATACTTGGGTATCGTTATCCCATACATCTGAACCACCCGGATTAATCAATCCATAGGCTATATGCGGCGATGTTGGTAAATCTCTAACTCCCGTTACACCTGTTCGCCAATTCCATACGAGCGCTTTATCAGCATAAACAGCTCCCGTAGATGGAAAACAAACCCACATTTCATTTTCACGATAATTGGGGACAATGAAACAGCGAGTATAATAAGTTGGATCAATATTATTAAATAACCATCGTCTGCGTTTCTGATCCAAAATAGGCATTATTTGTTGCCCATCATGTACAATTAAATCACCTGGGGTTAATACAATATGTTTACGTTCAAATGCTTTCATGCATCGACGTGTAAATAATCCTGCTTCACCGGATATTTTGAAGAATCGAAAAATGGAATTACCCCCAACAAACTGCATACCCCATATTGAATCTTCTTTATAAATAATATTGGTGTCACCTAGGGGTAACATATCAATACAAAAACCGGGAGTATCAGCCAATTCAGTTTCATTAGCGTCATTTGTAGTTACTGTTTCATCCCATGATGTTGGGGTAGCGCCCGCTGCTGTTGCCGCACTCCATTTCACCATTCGCGGATAACGTGTGCCTGCTTTAGTAAAATCCAATGCAACTAAATATTGTTTAAAGGGACGAATGACTTTTGCTTTATGTCCTAGTGTTGCCCAATCATTTGTTCCATCATAAGTTAAAGCGGTTAATTTTGTTCCGGCTGAAGTTGTTGCCCATTCTTGAGGATTATCTATAGAATTATTAATAACAGGTATGCCGCCAATAACGCCCCCATTCCACCCAACAGCACCATCAGTCGTATAAGCACCACCACTTGCGCGGGATATATCATAATGTGTTGTACCATCAGTTACCCAAATACTTGTTGTGCCACAATAAATCCACCAATAGGTTGTTGCTGTTGGTACGGGCAACATCCATAATGGCGTCGTATCAGTAGTATCTAATGTTGCGCCCGTAGCATTAAAGGCATTACCAGTGGAAGTAAAAACAGATGAATGCCCTAAGAACTTTTCTACTCTATTATCTTTAAAGCGAATATTTTGACCTGCCGACCATGCATTCAATGGCAATTCATGCGGCGGTATATCATCGATGATTCCAATTTGCCCTAAATTTTTAAATGGTACTAACATAGATTAAGCTTGATATGCATAATAAATCCAACGAAGCGCACCAGAACTATTAAATAAACGAATATCTGTGCCATCCGTTATAAATCCCCCAGAAGCAATACCACTTCCAGCGGCATACCATGTACCGGCAACATTTGTTTGTTGTATTAATGCTGCCTCTGCTACCCAAGAATAAATACCGGCTGCTGGCGTCCAATATGCTCCATTTGCCACACTTGTCGATGTTCTAGTAATGGTATGATTTATTTTTGCCGCAGTAATAGCATTTGACGCTATTCCGCCCACAGGTATTTGCGCACCATCACCTCCGCTATGATCATGTGAATCACCATTTGTAACTAATTGGGATATATCCGCTTTTGAATCTATTTGATTTTGTATTGACGAAGTAACACCGGATAATGTATTTATTTCTGCGGCTGTTGGTGTTGATCCCGCTAATTTATTTAATTCTGCTGCTGTAGTTGTAACTGCCGTTCCATTTATTTTAAAAGAACTTACGTCAGTAAAATTAAATGTAGCACCTGTAGCTAAAGTAACTTCTGTTGTAGTAGCGGATAATGTTTCCTGAAAATTTGTACAAGCCGATAAATCACCGTCACTAGCGCTTATAGGTCCGGCCACATAGGGCATAGTATTCTTAAGAACATTCTTAATTCCGCGAATATGATTATCACCCTCAGATTTTTGATCTGTAAGACCATCAGGATTGGTTACAACCAAAGAATCAATATAAACCGTACTACCTGTTAAATCTTCTAATGCCATTAAGGCGTTCCCCCATCTGTACGAACAACTAAAGCAGAACCAGAATAACGCCCACGATTATCTTGTTCATTTAACATTAATACCGCTTCATCATATAAACTTTTCCATAGTGGCATTCGCGCATCATTAAGGGTAAATGGTTCAGCCTCAATTAAAGAACCATATAAATATAAATCTGGCGTATATGAAATAAACCAATTTGTTAAATTACTATCTGACAAAGCGGCTAATTTATACATATAGGATATTTCTATTTCATAAGTTGTATCGGGATATGGGCCAAGTTGTAGTTCACTACCAATAATTGTATATACTTTTGGTTTCCCCGGAGTACTACCAGCATTCATAGAATCTAATGTTTCTGGTGAAACATATTCTAATCGTTGCTTTGGTGTTGTATTAAGTTGGATATTGCGCATTTCAAGAAAATCATCCGGCAATAAAATATATTGTGTAACAACATTTGTTGTTACCCGTTTAACCATTGCCCTGGCGCGAATTGTTTTTGCTATTCTTGATTCAGCGAGCGTAATAAATTCAGGTATACGCGATGTTAAATCAGTTCTATCGAGATAATTCGCTATTGCTGTTTTTAATTCAGTATAATTAGAAATAGCCATTAATATTTCCCTGGCGTTGTCCTAAGATATTTATATTCTGGTGATAATAATTTTTTCCTAACCGCTTCTGCACAATTAGGATCATAAATATTAATTCCTTCCTTCATCCATTGTTCAATAATGATATTAGGAATTTCGGCGACTTTTACAAAATCTCTCTTATAACGCCCTATTTCTGGCGCATCATTAAAAGCACGTTTATTTCTTTCTAAATATGGTTCAACGTCTTGTGTTCTTTTAATGATTAATCTTTCTTCCGGCTCGTCGTAATCTAATTCTGTTTTTATATCGTTCATAAATAACCATACCTTTTCGGGTAATGCGGAAACATTGCGCCAAGAGGAATACCTTTAGCATTAAAAGTAAGTAAACTTGATTGCTCAGGAATACTTAAATTTATGCCTAGACCATGCGCTAATCCTAATAAATATTCAGCATTAGGACGTTGATATGCATATTCTTCACTATCAGTCATATCAACACCCCAAATGCCTATTTCATCGCAACCTTCATAAATTGCTAATGCAATCATGTATGCAATGGATGAATTGAAATAATCGCCAATATAATCGATAACTTCTATTAAAGGATATTTTTTGATATGAGGATTAAGGAAATTTTCTTTTTGCATATAGAGCGGTATATGGCATGTCCTTAACCGCTCCATATAATCTTTAGGGCGCTTTGATTCAGGTTTTTTTAATAACTCTAAATCATGCATTTCAAATAAACGGTCATAGCGAAACCAATAACCATTATCCCAAGGCAAACCCCACATTTCCCAATCTGTATCAAATGGCGCAGCATCATGTGTTGATGTTGCTAAACCAACAATTGCTATTTTTCTCATTCAGTCATTTCAGTAACGTAAAGTGTTCCACCAGTAGTTAACTGAATAGCCGATACTTTTTGCCCTGGTTTGATTGTTATCAAAATTGGGGTATCAGCCGGAATATACATATCTGAAGTGGTCGCAGTAGGCGCAGCACCTAAAGCTATAAAGGCGGCGGTTGTAGTCGTTATATGAACGCGATTGATATGACTACCAACCGCGTTAGTGATTGTTCCCGCTGTTGCTGTATAAGCTACGCTTTGCGATGTAACCGGATAACCTTGCGGATAGCTCACAGTCGCATCCTCCGAACAACAACAGTAACAGCGGTTTTGCAAGCAGTAGTAGAATTACCATCCGTTTCTATTTCTATTACATCACCTTCATTCACTGTATTAGCCGCAGTGGGAGTACATGAATCTTGATCCCATGCCGCCGAACCTGATTGAGTTACTGTAATTGTTCCACCAGTAATAGCCGTACCATTGATTTTTGCTGTCAATGTTGCATTGGCAACCGTAATAGCATTTTCAATGACCGACATTATTTTAATAACTTCTCCACCATCGGGAGCTACCATCAAACAATTACCAGCCGTCGATAGATCAGCTATTTCCGCAGTCAGAAAATAATCGTTAAGTGTTCGCATTTATTTTTCTCCAATAAAAAGGGGGGTAAAAACCCCCCTTGGTTTATCTAAGATTTAGACTTAGGAAGTAGTCAAATCGTATACAGCACCGCTAGACGCTTCATTACATGCTTGCAGAGTGTATTCAACTACTAGTTGACGTTTTTCGGTGTCACCCGTTTTTGACAGCGGCCAACTTGCAAATGGACGCAGATAGGCAATTTTCCACATATCCATTTGTAGCACCAATGCATCGCGAGTACGCAGGAAGCGATTAGGTACAATTTTTAGTTCACCGAAATCTGAAACATAAACATCTACAGATGCAACCAGTCGCTTATCTTCAGATTTATCAAAACGAGTAGAACCACCCGTAAAAGTAGAAGCTACACGTTTATTAAATGCACCTACCATTAGAACATTGGGATTACCGCCACTTGTCCAACATAACTGTAGAGTGTTTTTCAACAAATCTTCAGTAAAAGCACGTTGAACAGATGAATCCGTTCTAGCGGTTGATCCAATTGTTACTGGTGAAGCGCCACTGCCTGTTGATTCAAAATCATCATTGGTTGAAATCCAAGATTGAATTGAAGCAAGTTCACGAGCGGTAGTTGCGTTACCAGCAACACGAGCATTGTTAACACCGCAAATAGCATATTCCATGTCTCTCTTAAGCTCGGAGCTTTTCTTACTTAACTGCCATGCCATTTCTCTGCCTCGGCCCGCACGATTAGTTGCTTCAACGGTTCCCGATACAGTCGCAGTTTTATCACTTATTTGGGTATAATTTCCGAGTCTAGATGTAGCTACGCTAGCATCCATCGTGGCCTCATCACCTTCAATCACAGCATTGTTTGCGGCTGCGGCGAGCGCATCGGTTTGCCACTCATGATAGGTGCCAGTCGCTTTTGATCGCGCAAAGCCACTTAGACAAGGCGTTTCAGTAGGACTGATCATATAGATCATATTTGTGAGGTCTTCTCTTATACCAATATTATCATATGAGTCATATGTGTTTGTCGGCTGAGTCATTTCGTTATCCTTCAAGTAGGAGCGCAGTCATATCATCAATGCTTCCAGTTTTTTGGAATTTTTTCATTAATGTTGCGCGTTTTTCATTATCCACATCTGCTTTTGAAGTTGCTGCACCCGGCTTTAATACCTTTGGCAACGTTTTTACTTTCTTCTTAGCAACTGTTTTTCCTGCCTGAAGTTGGTCATATAACATAGCCTTTCGGGATAGGATTACCGCCCGATGATCCGATATGTTAGAGACTTCTTCTGGGGAATAACCAATATTGGCAAGATAGTCTTGCAATGCGGTTCTCTCTTTAGAAGCAATGTTATCGTCTTTCCAGTCTGGGATGGCATCAATGAGCTTCCGACTTTCCTCGATAAGAATTGCCTTTCTTTGCTTTTCTTGCTCATGCTGCATTTGAATTTTTTCATATTCTTTTGCAGCTTTTACTTTATCAAGTGCGTCTTGTCTTTCCCTAGCATCTTCTTTTAACCGGACATATTCAATTGGGTCGTTTTCTCTTAACTCGGCCCAATTAATTTGATTGTCTTGGGTTACTAGCGTTGACAATTCCACTTCAAGCCCGCTTAAACTTGTCATCATTTCGGCGAAAGCTTTTTGATTATCGGCGTATTCGGATTCAAGTCGTTTACGCTCATTACTTAATTCAATCGATTTTTTATTAACAACACCTTCCAATTGATAACTTTTAATTAAATCTCTTAAAGCAACGTCTTTTTCTTCACCATTTACTTTTGTTTTAGCTTTTAAATTAAATAATGTATCAGCATCAGTTTGCAGGTATTCAACAAGTTCATCCAAAGTTTCAATATGTTCTTCAGACTCGGCTGTATCTTCTGCTGGCTTTTCTGCTTCAGCTTCAGCTTCTACACTTTTTTCGGATTCTTCATCGTCCTTTATCTGATCCTCTTGATTACTTTGCTGTGCTTCTATATCTTTTGTTTCAGTGTTATTTTCGGTTTTATTTTCAGCCTTACTATCCAAATCTAATTGACCTTGTTCCGCTGCCAACAAACCTTCAAATTGATTTATTACATCTTGTTCTTGTGCCTGTTCCATTAAATGCCCCTTAATTGCGGTGAATTGAGTTTGAATTCATATATTTTTTCATCGTCAATACAGGATTGAATGTGTTTCTCAATCCTTACAAGGCATTGCAGTGATAACGCAATTGCTTGTTGCGTATCTCTGTCATTCATTGGAACTTGTTCCATTGCTTCAACTAAACCTGTACGTACTGATTTAAACGCTTCGATCAATAAATTATTGTTTTGAAGTTGTTTAGCATCAGATGCACGATGACGTATTTCTATTTCATCCATTTATTTCACCCATAGCAAAACGCGGTTTTTAAACCGTAGTATTTATTGGATAAAAGGAATTATTCGGGTTCGTTATTAGATTCTGACTCATTCGACAATTTATCTAATTGCTCGGATAAGTCTTCTTGATCATCTTGTTCGGCTTTTTTTAATGCGGTATCTGCTTTTAACTGCTCTGTAGACATTTTAATAACTGCATTAACATCTGTATTATATTTATCCTGCATTATTTTTGCCGCATCTACTTGTCTATCAAATTCTACTTTATCGGCTTTAATTTGATTTTGCTGCATCACTGCATCAACCTGATAATGTCGAGCATTAGCATCAATTGTTGCGCGTTCTACATCTGCCATTGCTTTTATTCTAGCTTCTTTTAATCTGGTATCGGCGTCGGTTCCATCTGCTAATTTCGCACTTTCTATTTGTAACCTTGCTTGTGATTCAGCCGCTCGTATTTGCAATTCTTGTTCTTTCATATGCGCTTCCTGCGCCTTTATTTGCATATCAAGTTGCATACGTTGCTGTTCGAGTTTTAATTTTTCCTGTTCTAACTGCATTTGCATTTGCATTTGCTGTTCTTCTGCGCTCGGCCCTTGTTGTCCTTGTGGCAAAGTGAAAAACGTTTCACCATGAAAACCCATTGAATCAACTAATTTCTTACAAGAATTAAAAAGATTTTCTGGAGTAGATAATCCTAATGGCATTAATTGCATTTGCATGGCAATGATATTATTCATAGATGCTTGTGTTTGTGCTTTATTGCCAGTACCTAAACCTACATTGGTAGTCATATTAAAACGATCGCGCCATTCTGTAGGTGATACGCGAATCCAGTTATTACGCAATTTAACCCATTTCGGTTTTGTTTGATGTTTAAGTAATAATGCATGGATATCCAAAAACATTTGCTTAACACCTGTTTCAGCAAAAACACGAGCAATCAATTCTAATCGTTGTTGTGAAGCATCCATGATCATATTGATACCGGTTGCTGTCTTATTTAATGTGTCGGCATTCATGCCTTGATTATATGCAGTAACACCCGTTCGATTTTCCTTAATGGTGTCCATATATTCAAGCAAATTAAAAGATGGAGCGCCAAGAATGGGGGTATCTAATCTTGCAACCATGTTTGGCGCTTTTTGCCTAACAATTCCCCCTGGTCTGGAAGTTAACAAGTCATCTAAATTAACTTGACCATCGACAACTGCAAATCGACCATTATTCAAGTTATACATATTATCGAGTACTTGCCGCAATATAGTAGACTTGATTAATTGAACATCCATTGTTTTATCAGCGGATGATTCACCGACAAATGTATGCGGCATAATATAAGGAGTAATGGCATTAAATGGCGAGCGATCTGCTTCAAGATTAGATAGAATAGTTTTACCCACTCGCATTACTTGACGCAATTCTGCTACACCATCATCGTTATAATCTACTCGAACATAAAATTCTTCTAACCAAAAGAATTTATTAGATGGATCAATTGATAAATCTTCATCAATAAATTCTTCATTTTTAAATCGTTCCCACCGCTCATTATTAGCAATATTCAATTCACTGGATGTTAATTCTTCGATTACTTTACGGTCGAAACCCATTTCTATTAATTCGGATGATGTTTTGCGTGATCGATGTACGGCGCAACGTGCGGTTTTTGGATTAATGGAATTGTGTTCTTTCGATATAATGAATTCTTCAGGGGGTATGCAATATATAGCCACTTTGCCCGGAAAGGTACGGATGATCGTAACGGAATTAGTACCATCCGGTTCTTGTGTATATTCGATTGGTTTAACATACTCGTCATTTATCAATTCAGAAAGTTCTATATCGTCTAAACCGGTATATGTTTCGCGTTCTTTGCGAGAATTTTCTTCCCATACTACTTTCACAATGCCATTTTTTTGCAATAAGGCATCTTTAAACCATGTATAGAGTATTTCAAAACCGGGATTTTCTTTGTAAAAAACATAATTACAAATATCCGATTCCTGTTCGGCGGCGGGTTCATCTTCTGGCCCTTCAGGATCAAAACGTACCGCTTCATTGGATGCTGTAAATATTTTTAATAACGCAGGTAATTGCGCTTCGATGGTATCAGCTACTTCACGCGTTACAACAGATGAACGTCCTTCAACTTCATTGCCATATGGATCACCCTTAAAATATTGTAAGGCTAATCGCCTATCTTCAGATATTGTGCCGCCCTGGTACCCAACACCTTTTTCTATTTCAGCATCTAATACCGCATTCAATGAATCTTTATTCATTTATTTTTTATAAACCCGACCGTCAATTTTATATTTTAGATGCTGGATTAATTCAAGCGTTGATTGGTGCTGATCCTCAATAACTTTCATTCGCGCATTTATGTCGTCGATAAGCTTGCTCATTTTTTTAATGGCTTTATCAATTTCTTTTGGCGTATCTTCTACACGCGTTACTTTTTCTTTCAATAAATTAAATTCGCAAAGTTGTGCTATATTCATTGATTCTTCCTGAAGTTATGATCTCAATTGTTTCCTGTTTCGAAACAAGAAATGTTTAAACAATCCCTAAATTTGGATAAGATATTTTTTTATCATACTTTCCCCAACGACTTTGGCCGGTTGTTGCAAAACGCAACATCATCATGGCGTATCGTGATGCGGCCATTAAATCGTCTTTAATTTTGACTACATCGCCATTCTTACGATGGTATAAACGGAATTCTTCAAACCATTCATGTAAATGTCTGGCAACTTTCCAGCGGCCAGTTTGCATTCGTTCAAGCATTTCCATTATTCCTGGCTCAACGTGTGAGCCTTTTTTGATATCGTCATAACATGCCCGTTGAAAGGTCATATTTACGCCTTGTGCCCGATAAAGATCGGCTAAAGATTCACCTGAACCCTTATCCGATGCCAAACCATCATGCGGCCATGCTACAGGTATCCAGTCGCCTCTAGAACGAACAGCCGCAGCATGAACAATAGGCGTTGCTTCAGCTTGACGATAAGCGTCATAGACGTGTATCACATCCGTATCCCGGTCATAGGCTAACCAGACACAAGCAGTTGGATGATTCCAACCAAAATCGATACCGGCAATACGCTGCCAATGTGAAGGTAATTGAATTTGATCTTCGGTTATTAAATCTTCAGAAATAGGAAATACCCGACCTGAACCAAGAAGCGGTACGCCTTTAGTGCGAGCCTCTTTTTCATGCGGCGGGTACGATGCAATAATCCGCGCTTTATCTTCATCTGAAAAATGTCCTACGTCTTCAATAGTCATTGTCGTGACGGAGCGATCTTTAACACCCTGATCATCTAAGGCTGGTGCTAAAAATCGAGCTACAACATCAGACATTCCTTTTAATGGGGTAAACGTCACAATGATCGGCCCCATTTTGGTATTCGTTCGTGTAATTCCTTCCAGATAAACGTCTATATCTGGTTCTTCATCAAACCAAACACCATCTAAATCGGCTGATTGCCAGCGGTCGCGACCTTTTCCATATGTTTTAAAATAAACATACGATTTTCCCGCTTTATGCTGCACCACGGCATAATCTAGTAAATCTGGCACGCCCCTGGCTGTTTTTGATTCAATGATAAGGTGTTTCGGGATTGTACCTGTCCCTGGTTCTTGTCGCGTTCCAAGTAAAAGTTTTTGTGGAGTATCACGCGTAGATTGCCCATCCTCACCAGCCACCCACCAGACGGTAGGCGAATCCAAGCGTCTGCCTTGCCAATCATCTGGGTATAATCCGGTGAGGTGGTATGCAACTTCGTAAGAACCGGCCATACTTTTTCCGAGACGATTTCCAGCCATGAATAAACGTTCACGATGCTTTGCCCCCGACTCGAAAAATTGTTTCTGTTTGGGATAAGGATTAAAAAATTGAATTTGATTAACTTTAACTTCGTCTAATATTTTTGCGTAACGCTCAACCAATTCTTTGGGAACATTCGCCAAATCTTCTGGTGCAAGTTTCTTCATGAAAAATTCCGGGCATAAAAAAACCCGCAATTAAGCGGGTTGAGTCACTTAGAGGTAGATCATCGTTATTATAGGGAGTCTTTTAATTCCTTATTTGCTGCAATTAATTCACGCAATTTGCCAAATCCTTTATGATACATTTGGCTTTGATCTTTCAATCCACCACGTTTTTGCGGTTTACACATTAAGCAACCGGCTCTAGCGGTTTTATGTCGTTTGCGTTTATGATTCAAATCTTTATTCTTTAACAATAGTTAAATGACTTTTTTTGGGCGCTTCAGAAGCTATCGGTTCTCTATATGTATCAAAATCATTATGAGAATATTTGCCAGTTATTTCTAATTCTTCCGCTATTAACATTGGTTGCCTAAAAGCATCTTGCAATTTATCAACAACATCGCCTAAACAATCTGAACACTCGGATTTTAATGGTGCGGTAACATCCGCCACCCATGATATTTTTCCTTTTTTATCATATCCAACCAAATGAATTCCATAAATTATTTCTTTATTAAGGGTAGTACGCTGAATCAGTCGATAATTAAATGACATTTATATATCCCATTCGTTAAGCGCTGCTTCGCATGATATTTGCAATTCTGTAAAACTAATATCCGGTTTTATTTCATGAATTAATTGCCAAATAAATTCAACACCTAAACCTTGCTTTTCGGCGTGATAAAAACATTGACTAATATAATTTACTTCACTAGCGGTTGTATTTTCATCCATTATTTTATCCTATTTTCTTTTTTTCGGCTTACGTCCTGTCTTTAAAGATTGGCCGGTAGAACTTTGACAAATTGCAGCGGCACTGCCTTTTGATTTACCTTTTGAAACTAATTTATCGTAACACTTTCCAACTTTACTATTCTTTGGCATAGGGACTCCATTAAAGTGAATCCCCGTAAATATTATTTGGTCGCTTCTATCACTAGCACGATCATTTAGCGCTTCAATATACATATCAATAAGTGGTTTACATAAATCAAATACCGCTCTTTCCAATTCTGGCATTTTGCAACCAAGAGAATGGCCTTTAGCACGTACATGCGGTACACAACTGCATTGCATATTGCGTGTGGCTCTATTTGCATTTACAGCCAATCTACCTAATTCAATAATATCCATTAAAACATTCCATTCGCCAAATCGTTTATCAGCGTTGCCACTATGTATAATATAATTCCGAATGCAATACAAAGATATTGTTTAAATGTCATTGAGCGTATTCCATAAATCAATCACCGATTGTTTTACGTCTGATACGTCTGAATTCTTTTTTCTAAATCCAACACTACTTTTAAATTGAATAGTGTTAATACCGCAAAAATGTAAAATTCTCGCATCACAAAATTTATATTTATGCGTTATCCAAATATCATGCTCTATCTTTGGAACAAAACCGCAAGCCTTACACGGCTTAAGTTCGTTTCCACTCATGTTTGCAATAGGGACAACGCCAAGCAATCGTTCTATCTAAATCCATGCTGTATAATCCAATCACCGTCGAAAAATGTGTGGCATCACCATAATGTTTCCGATGGTTCTCCGGTATCGGTTCACCCTGAAAGCTTTTACCGCATTTAGGACAGTTTTCTGGTTCCATATTTAATCATCTTTTAAATGTGGGTAATAATGAGATCGACAATGGTGACAATACCAATAAATCACTTTCCTTTGACTAAAATCCCAAACACCTGTCATTGTATGCATAAAATTATCATATCCAACTACCCTGTCTTTCACCGGAATTATTTCACCAATTACATGGCAATTCGGGCATTTATTGGGCCGTTTTATCATTTAAACTATTATTTAATTGTAACTTAATAATCCATTTATAACCGCAAAAGGGACAACTAGAATAAATTTTTTGATGCCTTATATCGTAAATCCCAAAAAGATTACTGGTGTTTCCCGGCCATGCAAATCGGTCTTTAACCTGTATTGGTTTTGATGTTGCCTTACAACGTGGGCATTGATCCGGCTCAAAGAACATATGTACTTTAAGTACATAATTGTTTCATGTGGAACAAAATCATACTTAATGTAAAGTTTCTTCTGTAGCATTCATTGTATCAGATGCTAATTTCTGAATTGATTCAGCTACTGTTAACGCGGTTTTAACGTCTAACTTTACGTCACAACGAATAAGAATCTTTCCATCCTCAACACCTAACATTACGGAATTGGTATTCGTTAGGAAAATATCTAAAAATTCATCATTTAAATCTACAAAACCATCGAATAATTCGCGTACATTTTCCACACCATGTTCGCGCAAGAATTCATCAATCTTATCTATTACAGTGTCCGCTTTTATTAAATTCTTTAAAGTATCTTTAACTGTTGCGGCGTATTTTGGGTCTTGTGCACATTTTTCAGCAATTTCTTTAACCTGCTCTTTAATTATCTCTTTCATACTCCCCATATACGCATTGGCAATATGGGTAATTACATCCATCAAATTAACTTTATTTCTTACATGCTCATTAAATAATTCGGGAATATTGTCAAAACGTTTGGCATGAGAAACAATTTCCAAGGTTTCTTCTGGACCTTTATTATCAATAATGCATTGAACAACTAAATCTCGTAAAGCTTCGAATTCGGGACTGTTAACAATAGCAGCAATAGAGTTTTCTTTTTCCATTTATCCCCCCCGGTGTACAACAAGTACATTACACCATGAAGGATAAGATTTGAAGTGAATTTTTAAATTTTTTCCTTCACCATAACACTTATATGAACTATACTGAAAGTATGAAAATGATTACGATTATCCTATTGGCGATTTTGACAACAAATTGCGTACATCTGTCGCCGGAAGAAATAAAACAACGGGACGAAAGTATTAAGCGTTACAAAGAATTATCCTTCCCTATGCCGGGTTATTACCCTCAACCTCAACAACCTTGCCGCTAACGAATCAGTAAATAAAATCCCATGCAGATCGGTACGTACAGTAACATGGCGATAATAGTTTCGATTAAAATTTGAACAAGATACTTTTTTAAGGCGGCGTGTTGTGTGGGGACGTCCATATATTGATACCCCCCTCCCCTCGGCGCGGCGCGGGGGGTTGCCGCTAAGTTTTTGATATCATTCATTTTTTTCCCGTGGGCTAGTAATTAACCTGCGACTTAATTAATATTTTCAATAGCTTGCATTGATTCGATCGCTAATGTATCGGTGTTTATAGTCTTTTCACGATCGCGTAACGCTTTGTAAATCTCATCTAGTATTAAATCATATTGTTCCTTGGTGTTAAGTCTTTGAATTTGTTGTATTTCTTGTTGTGGTTTTATCCCTGCTCTATTAAGTAAATCGGTAGCCGCTGCTAATCGAACTGAATCGCTAGTGCTATTTACCATTAAATGTTCAATTGTTTGCAACGCTAACGGAACTTTTGACGCGCAAAGTTGAATTGATTTGTCTCTAATAACTCGTTGAATGTCTTTGCGACGTAATAATTCACTAGCACGTATTCTAGCGGCGCTTTCGGAATATCCCGCTTCAATAGCTGCTAGCGTTGATCTACCGCCATTTAGTACATAGGCATCAATAAAGTTTGATTGTCTTTTCGTATAGCCGTTTATCTTGTGATCGTTTGCCATGTTTAACTCAAATATATTTAATTAAGCTTACCCTAGTTTATTGTACATTCGTATAAATTTGTTATACTGTACTTTAAGTACAGGTTATTTAACCCGGTTTAGTAGACCGATACATAAGGAGCTAAAGCAATGAAACATAAATCTTTTTATCGCGTTACCCTGAGCGATTTCGAGCAATATCCGCTCGCATTTATTCAATTTATTCTAATTAAACTAGTCGCTTATGCGTTAATTATCGGCTGGGTTGCTTTCAATTTGCTGTAAGGAGCGTAAACAATGGAATATTTAATAGGTTGTTTGTTGTTATTTATTACCGTTTTAGTTTTTCAAATATAAGGAGCTTACAACATGGAAATATTAGACGATGACCAACTCGAAATAATCGAAACAACCGACGGCTATAAGACGAAAGTTAAAACAGCCGAACAATTACGCGCAGCTATTAATTGGATTATTAAACATGGTCAATTTTTAAAGATTAACGGCATTGTATTAGATGGTTTTACCGCTTCCGGTATGCATCAAATATTGAAAGCATTGAATTCTGAAAATCAAGCTAAATTTTTAGCCGTGGGGATTAATAAAGGTTTATTCAGTATGACAAACCTTACCTACAAATTACTTAAATCTAAATAAACTCCGATAGTGCACTTATTAATCAAGTGTACTATCTGGGATTTATTCCCATTTTATCAACTTAAGCATAAGGAGCTTATATCATGTCATCAGAAATCTATTTTTTACCTAACGGACGCGCATCAATGGCAACTAAACACGGCACTACAACATGGCATCATGATGATAATATCATGGCTAAAGACGCTAAAATGGATATCTGGATTAAAACTATCTTCGATTGGACTATTAACGCGTCAAAAATGACTTATTTGGATCATAACGGCATTTCTCGCATTATTCCGGATAAAATTGGCCTTTATCGATCGGACGATGGCGGCTTTTTGTCGGTAGTTTCCAACCGTTACAAAGTAGTACAACCACATGAAGTTTTAGAATTTTTTCGCGATTTAGTAGAATCGTATGGTTTTGAACTTGAAACCGCTGGAAGCCTTAATGGCGGACGTCGCTTTTGGGCATTGGCAAAAACCAGTATGAACATTGATATCAAGGGCGATAAAGTCGAAAATTACCTATGTGTCGTTACTTCTTGTGATGGTTCTATGGCTACTCAAGCATTTTTCACCAGTATTCGCGTAGTTTGCGCCAATACTCTGCGTATGGCATTAAATCAGGACGGCAAAAACGCTGTTATTGTTCGCCATAGTACTGTATTTAATCCCGATCAAGTTAAAATCGATTTAGGTATCATTCGCAATAATTGGTCGGAATTCGGCGATATTATAACCGCAATGTCAGAATACAAAGTCAGCCGCAAAGAGACCGCTGATATTATTTACAATCTCTTTAAAACGGATAAAGCCGCTAGTATTGAGGATGAATCGACGCGTACACAAAACATAATGCGCGGGGTTTTTGCTAGTGTCGCTAATTCTCCCGGCTCTCATCTACAATCGGCTGATGGTACCGCGTGGGGTTTATTAAATGGTGTTACTCATTATATCGACCATGAAGCCGGTGCGCGCAGCGATGATAATCGACTTAACTCTGCGTGGTTTGGCAAGGGTAACGACATCAAAAACCAAGCTTATGATTTAGTTAAGGAGCTAATCAGCGCTAACCAACAACGGGAATCAATACCTGTCACCGATATATTCCCTGATCTAACGTTTTAACCTTTGTTCTCTACTGCGCATTAGTCCGCTAGTGCGCAGTGTAGAGCAATCCCGCTCTAGTCGGTTAGTAGCCGATTTTATATATAAGGAGCTTACACAATGAAATATTTAAACCCTACTAAACAATTAACCGTTAATGATTGGCCGTATGGTCGCCAATTGCGTACTAGCGCCATTTTTACAATTGAAAGTAATAAACATGGCGAACGTGTTAATCGCATTACTATTAACCCGAAAAATGGAATAGCCAATAAACCAAAAACAACTACCTACGCCGATTTAGTGCGTATCGTTGAGGGTAAGGACGGTAAAACCTATATTGCGGAATATCACAAATATAATCGCATTTGTATTCGTGAATCTAATTTACAATATGAGCATGAATCTATTTATGATTCTAACCCCTATTTTGCTGAATTATTGGCATTGCTTCAAAGTAGTTAATTTCTTATAGCGTCTTCGCAATAAGACGCTATAGGAAGTTAACTAGTATAAGGAGCTATAATTATGAATCCCGAAATAATTGTAACCGTAAAAAGTGTATATGGTTTAAATAAATGTTATCCCGT